AAGACATTAGAAGCTGTGAAGCTAGAGCTGGCTGATGCCAAAGTAGCTGCTGAAGAAGGCGTTGTAGAACGCTGTGAAGCCATTGAGAATGCACGTCTAATTGCTGACATGCGTGACCTAGGCTCTAAGTCAGTAGCAGAAATCGAGCGCTTGGTTGTAGAAGACCAAATGCCTGAGAAAGATTTCACTAGTAAGAGCGATGCTTATATCTCTGCTATGTTTGAAATCTTAGTTGATAGCTCTAAGGGCACAACACCTATGGGCGAACTACTGAAGCAACAAGAATCACACGTTGTTGTAGATGCCAAACCTATTGACCCTGTGGAAGCAGCCCGTCAGAACATGATCAAGCGCAACAGCGCACAAGGAAACAAATAATGACTATCCAAGCATTTACTATTAACACTGCTAAAGGTTACGCAGGCGACTTAGTTGACTCTGGCCCACGCGTAGTACAAACAGGTATATTAACATCTGCTGAAGCTGGCTTTGGCGTAGCTATGAAACGTGACGCTGCTACTGTAGAGCGCGGTGTTGCACTAGGCTCAGTTGGCGGTAACGTCTTTGCAATCTCACAACGTGAATACAACCATGAAGCAGGCACTCGCCCTTCTACTGGTAATGACACTAAGTACTACAAAACAGAATCTGTATCTTTGATCCGTCAAGGTTACTTATACGTAAACGTAGTAGACATTGCTGCGGTTGCTGGCACTGTATTGGCTGTTAACCCAGATGGTACTTGGGAAGGCACAGCAGCAGGTTCTGGTGTAGCTACTACTAACGTAGTTGCTGAAGAGTCAGGCTTAGGCTTGATCAAAGCTCGTATCGACATCATTGCTTAATAGCAACACCCTGCCTAGTAATAGCTAGGCATCTTAAAATAATTTGTAGGAAACAAAAATGGCTAAGACAGTAAAAGTATTTGCAATTGATGAAGACACTCGCCAAGAAGTTCATGGTGCTAAAGTAGACTTCGTAATCAACGATGCAGTAGAAAACCTAATCAATCAAGGTGCACTATTAGGGGATGACGAAGGTGTATTCTTCCAGCGTCAACTTGAATTCATCCAAGCACAAAGCTATGACGTACTATACCCAGACCTTAAAGGTCGCACCACATTCGCCCTAAACACAGAAGGCGGAGAAGGGATTAACACAATCACTTACCGTAGCTATGACAAACGTGGTGAGACTGCGATCATTGCTGGTAAGGCAACTGATCTACCTCGTGGCGACATCTCTGGTAAAGAGTACAGCATCTCAGTTAAGACTTTAGGTAACGCCTTTGGTTACAGCCGCCAAGAACTAGCAGCCGCTAAGGTTACTGGTATGCCTCTTGAAGCTCGTAAAGCTGAAGCAACTCGTCGTTCATACGAAGAGAAAGTTAACAACATCATCTGGTTTGGTAATGCTGAAAACAACCTTCATGGCTTCTTCAATGGCCCTGTTGGTGCACCTGCATTAACAGTTCCTATCACTGATGTAGCTGCTGCTTCTGGTGGAGCTAACTCACGAGTGTGGGGCGTTGATAAGACTCCTGATGAAGTTATAGCTGACTTAACATCTGCTTGTGCTGCAATGTATGCAGATACGCTACAGTTGTTCAAACCTACTGAGATCCTTATGTCAGTAGCCAAGCGTCAGTACTTGATCAACACTCCACGTTCTTTACAGTCAGATGTAAGCATCATGGACTGGTTCTTACAGAACAATGACTTCATCAACTCTAAAGATCAGATCAAAGACATCAACGAACTAGCTGGCGTGTACCCTGCTCCTGCTTCTGGCAATCCTATTGATGGAACAGCTCATGGCTTCCAAGGCTTCTCTGTAGTTTCTAACTCTGCGGATAACCTACGTGTACGTGAACCTTTCCCTTACATGCACTTGCCTGTTCAATACAAAGGTTTGGAATTTGAGATCAACTGCTATGGCCGCTTTGCTGGCGTAGAGATGATCCGTCCTGCTGCTGTGCATCACTACACTGGTATCTAACCTAGGGAGCTTCTGAGTGGTCGATCTTTTTAAGCTCGCTGTTGAGAAGCCTGTTAGTGCTATCATAGTTGCCCTGTGTGTTGTTGTTATAAGCAACGTATCAGGGCTTGCTGATGTAAAGCAAGCTGTAGCAGTTATCGAAGAGCAACAGATAGGCGACAACGCAATACAAGTAAAAGTATCTAAGATGAATGATATGCTCATACGCATGGACGCAAATCTTGAGATAGTTAAGAATAGGCAAGAGCATGGGAATAGCCCATACCTAGTGCCTAACAATTAGTAACACATACCGGAGAATACCATGAAGGTTAAGAACACCTCACAAAGAAACATACATATCCTAACAGCTCACTCTAAAGCTGGCCTGCCAGAACGTCTGGTTATTGTAGCTGAAGCAACACATGAAATTGATGATGCAGAGTGGAAGAAGTTTGCAGGCAAGACAACTGAAGGATTGATCAAGAATGAGATACTTAAAGTTCTTGAAGCACCTAAGCTAACTGAAGCAGAAGCTAAAGCTGCCAAAGAAGCTGAGATTGCTGCTGCTAAGAAGTTGCTAGCTGAAAGCAAGGCTAGCTAAGCATGGCTGATGTAGCTCTATTCAGGGCAAGGTTCCCTGAGTTCGATGATGCTGTTGGCTACCCAGATGCGCGTATCCAGTTGTTTCTGGATGATGCTGCACTGCTAATGAATGAAGAAAGTAAGTGGCTAAGCTTCTACGACCCTGCCCAATCCTACTACGCTGCACACTTACTAGTAGTTGGTGAAGCTACTGAGAATGGTGACGTAGGAGTGAGGGCACCTGTCAAGAAGAAGGAAGTTGATGATGTAGTCATTGAAAAGGCCATCTCCGACATCTCCCCTACTATGAGTGACTTATACAGTACCTCTTATGGTAAGCGATACTTGCACTACAGAAAGATTATCTTGTCTGGCCCTGTAGGAGTCTAACTATGACTATGCAGATGAACGAAGCATTCGACATTGAAATGATGACGAAGCTTACAAGATATACTTTAGGCACTGGCTCCTTTGATGATGATAACAACTGGGTAGAGGGTGCAATAGAAGCCTCCAAGATAATGGGTGTAGTAACTTCAGGTAACAGGTTCTCTCAATTCGATGAAGGCATTTCCCTTCATGCAGAAGATGGGGGCGCTCGTTTTAGTAACTACAGATCTCTGTATGTTCCTAAGAGGTTCACACTTGCTATTGAGGACAAGGTAAAGTTCGGCAACAAGTACTACAATGTACTACAAGAGTCTGACGAGCTTGTATTTGGCTTCCAATCATTCTTACTAGAGACTACTAAGAATTGGAGTCCAGCATGAGAGAAGATGTTAAAGCACTACAGCTCATGGTTGACTCTATGGTTGGAATACCTAAGTTCTCATACCCAGCTAGGCAGAATGATGCACCTAAACCTTCTGGTGACTTTGCTCATATACGTCTACTGGAAGAGTACCCTGTAGGAATACCTAACACACGTATCCATACCCAAGATGAACTTACAACTACGTACCGTACTTATAGCCCTGCAAGGCTAAGGTTCCGCGTAGGTATTATTGAAGATAGTGGCCTTGCATCTACTAAGGTTCTGCATGGTTGGACATCTGAGGCTATGAAAGCCTTGATGATTTCAACTGGCTATGGCTTTATAAAGTGCACACCAATATCTAATGAAGACACCAAACTTGAGAAGGAATGGGAATTCAGGTCTGGCTTCTCTATAGAGTTGTACAGTACCAGAGTGTTTGAGGAAGTAGTGGATAACATATCTACAGTAACCTTGTCAGGTAATTTCGTAACTGGCAATGGCATTACACTCCCGACAGACATAATCGTAAACGAATAAACATAGGTCTAATATGACAATTGAAATTACCGAGTTTGCTAATGTTAGCATCTCAGTATCTCCTGTAGGCGTAGCTAGTGGTAACTTCGGTATCCTAGGCTTCCTTACAAAAGATACAGACTCGTTTAAGACAGGGCGACAGCTTACCACAGTTGAACGCCACCGCTCTTACACGTCCCTAGCAAGCGTAGGTGAAGACTGGAATACTAGCTCTGCTGTATTCGTAGCTGCCACAGCTTTCTATGGACAAACACCAACACCTAATGACTTTACAGTAATGGTAGCATTTAGCTCTGCTGCTGCTGGGTCTTTGCTTGGTGGTGGCCATGACAGCCTAGTTGACTTGCAAGGCATTACTGCTGGCGAGCTAGACATTATTGTAGATGGCGCTCCAGTAGCTATTACAGCCTTAGACTTCTCTTCTGCTACTAGCTATGAAGATGTGGCAACTGTACTATCAGCAGCCGTAACTGGTGGCTCTTGCTACTACAATGGAAGCTCCTTCGTAGTCCTATCAGGATCTACTGGCACTGCCTCTAGTGTGACCTTTGCTAGTGGCACTACAGCAGTATCTTTAGGCCTTACAAATGAGCAAGGCGCGGTAAGTGCTGGTGTTGATGCTGAAACTCCTGTAGCTGCATTAGCTGCAAGTATAGAAGCTGGTGCAGAGATTGTAGGTCTTGTAACTCACAAGGACTACCGTGACGTACTATCAGGTGCTACTGGTGAGACTACTCTTGAGATAGCTAAGTGGGCTGCTGCAAGCAAGTACATCTTCTGCAACACCTCTAATAACTCAGGCGTACTATCTGCTGCTATTGCTAGTGACATCATCTCTGTACTGAAGAATAACACTGTCAGTGGTTGCCTGAGCACGTACTCAAGCAAGCCCTCTCAGTACCCTTCAGCCGCAGTCTTTGGCCGTGCAGCTTCTGTTAACTTCAGTGCTGTTAACTCTACTATCACCCTTAACCTTAAACAGTTATCAGGTGTGGCAGCAGAGAACTTAACACCTACGCAGTTCAAGTCTCTACGAGATAAGTTCGGCTCTGCTGTAGTTCAGATTGGTAAGACAGTCAATGCCTTCACAGACTCTCGCCTAGCTAATGGCTCATGGTTAGACTCTGCTCATGGCTTGCTATGGTTAGAGAACCGTTGTGAAGTTGACATGTTTAACCTTATGTATCAGTCACCTACCAAGGTTCCTTTTACACAGGCTGGCATCAACACAGTAACAAGCACCTTGGATCGCTCCTTGGCAGCGGCTGTACGCAATGGCTTGGCAGCTCCCGGCTTCTTGCCAGATGGCACCTACCTTCCCGAAGGCTACCGTATCAACACAGTTGAATTGGCTAACGTCCCTTCTTCTGACAAGAGCAATCGTATCTTATCTGGCGTGTCTTTCGACATGGTAGG